GGCGAAACAGGATTAACGATTCGTCATTCCTGTACGCACGGTACGAAGTTCGCCAAATTCGCAAGATCGAAACCGCGAACCCTTCGGAAACTCCGAATAGTTCGATACCGAATCCCGGCGAAGGCTATCGGTTGCTTAGCAAAGAGCCTTCGGAACCTGTGCGGGAGGGCGATGAGTTTTGGAGGACGTTTGATTGCAAGTGGATTGAGTCTAAGAACTGGAAGCACGAAGGAGGGCTGCAAGCTCCGTCGTACTACTACCGTCGCAAGATCGAGCAACTACCTGCCGAGTGGATTCCTAAGGTCGGCGATAAGGTGAGGGTGAAGTGTGCAACACCGTTTCCGAAAGAGGATAGGTTTGGGGTTGTCGTCAAGGACAACGTAAGGCCGCGAGAGGATTTATTTCTAATTAAGACCAGCAACGGAATTTTCTCTTGGTTTTACACATCGGAGCTCGAGCTCATCGAGGCCGCACCATGAAAAGTATCTCATTTTTCGTGCATTGCGAACCAGTGCCACAACCTAGAGCGAAGGTATCGACGCGTGGCGGATTCGCTCGGGCTTACGTTGATTCGAAGCATCCTTCGCACGCGCTGAAGCAGGCGATTCGCGAAGCGTATCACGGACGCGAGAAGTTAGAGGGGCCGATTGGGTGCAGCTTGGCGTTTTACTTTGAGCGTCCAAAGTCGCATACCAAAAAGCAAAGGCAGTCCGATTGGCATACTGGCAAGGCGGATATCGACAACCTACAAAAGCTTGTGTATGACGCTCTGAACGGCATTGCCTACGATGACGACAAGCAGATAGCTTTCGTCGGCGGTTGCTTCAAAAAGTGGGTTGAGTTTCCGCATGTCCACGGGATAGACGTCGAACTATGGGAGATTGAGTAAGTGACCCCCACCCAACACAAAGCAGGCTCGCTAGCCAAGATAGACTTAATGCGACAGCGAGCCGCTAACGGCGATCCTATCTTCGTCGATGGAGACTCTACCGACCGAGTTTCCGAAGCGGAAGAGAACGCGACGAAAGCGGAAGTCCATCGGCGGATTGTTGAAGACGTCGACGGCTTGCGAGGTCTCAAGGAAAAGCAGCAATGCGTTCCCAAAGCGAAGCGGGCTTGCAGGGTCAAGCTGAGGCCGACGAAGCGGATGAATGTATCGAAGTAGTTTGTTTGTTTGTTTGTTTTTTGAAAGGTTTTTATTGTGAAGACTGTTTATTTATGTGGGCCGATTAACGGTCGCTCTGATGCTGATTGCAACGACTGGAGATCGAAAGCTAAGTCACTACTTGAGGATCTTCAAACGCTCGATCCGATGCGTCGAGATTATCGAGGCAGGGAGAACGAGTCAGTGCATGAGATCATCAGCAACGACAAGCAGGACATTGACGACAGCGATGCTGTATTGGTCTATTTTGACAAGCCAAGTTTCGGTACGGCGATGGAGATATTTTACGCCCACTCTAAGGGCAAGCGCGTAGTTGCTGTAAATGCGAGCGGGCATCCCGTATCGCCTTGGGTGACTGGTCACACCTACAACGTATTCGAGTCGCTTGAAACTGCTTGCTTGTCTATCCGCTGGATACTTACGCTAGATTATCACTTAGAGTCGTTTCTTAAAAAGCTGAACCGGGGCGAGTTTGCGAGGATCGACTTCCAGCATTGGCTTAATAAGTACGGCGTTGCGATAACGGATCATCAAGCCGAGTTGTACTTAACGAGTATCGGACTCGTTAAAGAGACGTTTGGTAAAATGTGGGAGGTGGTATCGTGATCGTCATGCCGGCAAATAGCACTGGATGGTTTTGGCATTGCCTGGCAAGGGAAACCGGGAAGATAGGGCATCTCTATTCTCCTGGTGCTCAAAGAGGGCCTTGGCCGTGGTTTCCGTATGCTTTGGATAACGGGGCGTTTTCGTGTTGGGATCGAAAGAACAACACCTTCGACGATTCAAAGTGGGAGAAGATTGAGCCGCAATGGCGAAAAATGGTTCAGTGGGCGGGATGCGGAATACAGCGGCCTAGATGGGCGATCGTCCCTGACATACCGGGCAATTCAGAGCGGACGCTAGAGCGTTGGCCTAAGTACGTCCAGCATGTTCACGATTACCACATCAACGCAGCAATAGCCGTTCAGGATGGCATGAGCGTTGCAGACGTCAAGGCATTGCGACCGGGGCCCGTGGTGATTGCGATAGGCGGCTCAGATGAGTTCAAGTGGGGAACGTTGAATGAGTGGGTTGCTAACTTCCCGCGAGTTCATGTCCTTCGATGCAATCATCCCGACCGTTTGCAGATGCTTGAGGACATGGGCGTTGAATCCTGCGACGGAACAGGTTGGAATCGAGGTAACCGTAAGCAGACGCGAGGGCTGGAAGAGTGGGCTAGAAACAAGCCGACGCCGACGCAATCGCACATTTGGCGGTACACTTGCCGAAGCGAAGATAAAGGCGATGAGTTGTTCGCGACATAGCCGACGAAGCGGACGAATTCTAAAATCTAGGCAAGCCTCAAAAAGCTGTTACCATAGATGCACCATTACGGAGGTGTATCATGGATTTCAGCAATCTAATCAAATCGAAGCGATTTTGGGCAGCGGCGGCAGTTGTGGCCGTGGTTGTTCTCAAGGATCGCGTACCGCTTAACGAACAGCAAATTACCGAGATCGTCTTAGCCGTCGGGGCTTGGATCGTCGGCGAATCGATTCGTCCGGTCAATCTGCCGGAGGTCGCAAAGTGAGCATTCAACGAATCAAGGAACGCTGGGACGAAGTGCGTCACCATGCTGTCGAGGCTTACAACGACGCGGGCGGGGATGCGAAGCAAGCAAAGCGACTCTTTCGCTCTAGGGTGCAGTCTTACGGATTCGATCCTATGACTTTGTTTGTCCTATTGCAAATCGCAATCCGTCTTTGGGCATGGGCGAAGGAAAACGGTTACCTTGGAGCAATCCCAGCCGGGGCCCCTGGATTCGCTTTGGGTGCTTGGCTAGACGAAATCGAAGCAGACTAATCTTGCCCGCCGAGACAACCTAAACATCTTGGGCCTAAATGTTGTTTCCGGCGGGCTTTAACATAAGGCGGAATCGATGACTGAAACTCCAAAGCAACCGCAAAGCGCATAAGGCGGAATCGATGACTGAAACTCCAAAGCAACCGCAAAGCGTGCTGCCGTGGATAGTCGCGGCAATCGCTGTTTTCGCGTTGCTGAAAAACAATCAGGGGGGAGGTGATCTATCTGATCGCTCGGTTACAAGCCAAGTCGCGAAGACTTTGCCGAACATACGAGCGGCTTATCGAGATGCTTTTCTAACTGCGGCTGACTTGATCGAGCAAGGCAAGATTAAGGATCAAGAAGCGTGGCTAAAGCACATCGCAGAGAATGCAGGGGCGAAGCAGCGGGAAGCGTTGGACGCGGTATACCGAGCGTTAAACGAGCTTGATTTACCGGCTAGCTTTGAGGGTAAGGAAAAAGAGATCGCGAAGATCAATCGGGATATTGGGGGGGCGTGGTAGATGGATTTTTTCACCGGCTACAATCCCGAACTTGAACGTCGCGACGAGATCGCCAACTCTTCGACGCCAATGCTTTTTACGATGCGGGATTTTGCTGCACCGGATGAAATCGATCCGCGTAAGCTGATTCGTCACGACGATCAAGGCAACATGGGAAGCTGTGGCGGGCATGGTAACACTAACGCGGCTGAATACGTCTGGGCATTGTCGGACGGGCAGTACAGCGAAGGTAAGCAGCTATCAAAGGTCGGCAAGGATGTTGGATACCTCGAAGAAAAACATCTCAAGTACGTTACGCCGTACCCTTCGAACGCTCGCACGTTGATTACTGACGCAATGCGAAAGCTTGCCGAGCCGTTTAAGATTCGCTCGCATACTTGGCTTGAGAGTTACGACGGAATTTATCAATACATTGCAAGCGGTGCCGGTGCATGTTTCGTCGGGACGCTCTGGAACAATTCTTTCTGCGCCTCGAATGGCGTGCTCGAGTCGATAAGTCTACGCAATGGCGGAGGGCATGCTTATTGCTTCGCGGGTTACTCAAAGCGAAAAGATAGCAAGGGACGCAACTACATTTGGCGTAAGAATAGCCATAGCAACGACAATTGGACGGAGATTGCCCCTAGCGTGATCGATGCACTCTGCAAGCATCAGTATACGTCCATCGTTGGCATCTCTGATTTATCGACGCCAGGGCCGCGTAAGATGGACTGGATGAAGGAAAGGCCATTAGGATGAGCGACGAAAAGGGAGGTTCGATAGTGTTTATTTTGATCGTGTTGGTTTGCGGTATTTTGTGGAGCAATCAACCTTCGACACCGAAAGCGGATTTTACGCAGCCTGTTGACGGATTGATTGAGCAAGTCGCAGTTATTAAGGATTCCTTGACAACTGAGCATTCTGTTAACGCCAACAAAATGGCTACTCATATTCCCGACGTCGCGAAAATGGTCGATCCTTCGCCGAGTGACAAGCCTAAAGCAAAGCCCGAAATCATCATCTTTACTTCGTCATCTTGCCCACCGTGCGAGAAGTGGAAACGATGCGAAATGCAGAAGTTTCGGGACGCAGACTGGAAAGTCGCAGTTTGCGAACCAGAAGAGCATAGTTATCCGCGTACACCGACGTTCTTGATTACCAAGGACGGTCGAACTGTTGAAAAGGTTGGATATTTTACTTTTGAAGATTTGCGAGAGGTGCTGAAGTGACCGGGAATGAATCAATCATCATCGGATTCGTTGGCACTGTGTTAACAACTCTCTGTGGGGTTGTTGCGGTGCTTTACAACCAGAATCGAAAAGACATCGAAGAGTGTAGACAAGATCGAGAACGCCTCTGGTCAAAGATTGCTGATTTACAAACGGAAATTGGGAAACTACTAAGGGGCTAGCATGGCAACATATCGCAAGGTCGTAGAGTTAATAGACGGTTGGCAATCGCTTACTGATGCCGAATTGATTGAGGCGGCAACGTCTCGCGATTTGGCGTGGGCGGATCCCGAGAAATGGACGCTAGTTGGCATTGCCAAT